CTACAAAAAGCTGTAATTCTCCCTCAGGAAAGTTAGGATTATAACTTACAAAATCAACCCACTTAGCACCGGTGCAAGCTAATTGCCATTGCATCTGTGGTATGTATTTACTAGGAACTGACTTACTCATAAGCGTATTAGTATGGGTTGTTTCTATAGGACATTTAATCTCTATAAGCCCTGCATACTTCCCATCTTCTTCTGCATTTACAGCTCCGTCAGGACTAGCACCACTATTCTTAATAACAGGGTGGTCAAAGAAACCTACCTCTGTTACAGATACCCCTCTAGTTCTTTCATAAAGCTCCCTAGCAGCACTTTCTCGTTCAATACCATCTAACATAGCCTGATTAACAAAACTATCGCCTTTCTTGCCTGTAAGACGTTCTGATACAAGTTGAACAAGGTAATTTTGACGAGATGTAGATACGCCTGTTTTAGTCTTGGCGATAACATCCGATATTCTGGATGCTGTCACCTTGCCTAATCTTTGCTGAAACCACTCTTCTGTGCGTTGTTCAATCATAGAAAGTCCTTGCTAGATACTGCCTTTAGAGCTGGTTGTTCTGACTCTGGAATATCCTCACCGCTATAGATATATAAACCAATGCCATGTAATGCAATAGCTTTAGCTAAACAACGTTGCATAGCTGTATTAACTGCCATAGCGTCAGGGTTAGGGATAGCTTGGTTTCTAAAGTTAAGCACAGGTAATTGAGCTGTCATAGATTTACCAAACGCATGGACTGTGCAGAATACCATAAGTGTTTCACCAAACTGTTTAGGTTCTTTGTATTCCCATGTAGCAGATGGGTCTTGTTGTAAAAGTGTGTCAACGGCATAAGCCCAAGAAAGGTAGCTTAGTCCATTCTTCTTCTCAATATTTTCTGATACATTAATCTTGCGTAATTCGTTATAGTTCATCTTTCTCTCCTGTTGTAATTCTTGTTGATGTTGTTCCATCATTACTTGGTCGTAGTGTTGTTGCTGACTCATTTGCTCTCTCCCATTTGTCGTTATCTAATTTAAGTTCTTCATTCAATCGTTTAAGAATATCTGCTATGTGTTCTAGTTTTGTAGGCATAACATCCCCACTATAATTAAAACTAATATGACAGTCAAGATATTTGTTGTTATATGTTCTTGATGTTCCATATCGTCATGTTTATAGTCAACACCATATCTTTCACGATAACTTCTAGGTGTTTTATAATCCCATTGGTTATACCAGGTATTATGTCTATCCTTTTCCCATCCAAATTTATCCATTATATAGCTCCTGCTAACTTACCCATGATTTGCAAGCAAAGCCACACATAAGCCCAAAATGCTACTGATAATACTATCATTGTTGAAATTTTCATGTCTCTCTCCTAAAGTTGACAAACGAACTTTAAACTCATAAAAAACACCTGTCAAGTATTTTCTATAAAAAAAATAGTTTGCATATAGAATTTACCTATGTTAGTGTTTTGCTCCATGGACATATTGCGTTACATTATATTAGATGAATTTGACGGAAAACCGCTAAGAGCCTTTAGTAACAAGGCATCTGCTAAATGGTTTTTAGAGTCAAGACCTAATTGCAAGCTCCATATTTTGCCTAAAGCAAAAGTTGTGCCAGTAACAGAACTTTATGAAGAATGTTTATTTTAAGGAGAGTATATGAAATACAGAGTAAAGAATTGGGATAAGTTTCAGCATTATAAACCTAAGACTTATGCAGATGAAACTAAGAAAATGCCATGGTTTAAACTATATGGAATTGACTTATTAGAGGATTATGAATTTAATGCAATGAGTCACGACCAACAAGCTATTTTAATAAAACTATGGTGTTTAGCTAGTCAATATGATGGTTTTTTACCTGAAGACCAGGCAATTGCTTATAGGTTAAGATACCCTATAAACTTCGTAAATTCTGTAATAAAATCATTAAGTAAGTGGATAATAGAGTGTGACTATAAAAATTCTATACTAGATAGAGATAAAGATAGAGATAAAGATAAAGATATATATATGCTATCGCATAAGTCGTTTTTAGAATTTTGGGAAGTATATCCAACTCGTAAAATATCAAAAGTTAAATGTGAGGAAAAGTGGCGTAATAGAAAATTGTATGAGATTAAAGATGAAATACTTGACCACATTAAAAAAATGAAAGATACTCGCAGTTGGAAAGAAGGATACGTACCAGCAACGACCACGTATATTAATCAGTCTAGGTGGAACGACCCTGTAGAAGAAACTATCAAAGTTAAAAACGCATGGGATAATGCTAAATGAAAATTGGAGAAGCGTTAGATAGATTAACAGTTAGCAAAGAAACCATTACTCAATATTTTAATAATGAATATGGTTCTAGTGAGTTCTTAGTAAAAGACAGTTCTGTGTTTGCAGAGGATGTTGTTAAATACTTTTCAGAAGAAATGTCATCTGGTAAGTCTTTAGGGTTTGTTAAGAGTGAACAAGACTTTAGAGTAAGACCATCTGAGCTTACAGTAGTAACCGGTGTCAGCTCACATGGTAAAAGTCTATGGCTTTCACAGGTTATATTAGCTCTTATGGGTCAGCAAACTAAATGTTTAATTGCTAGTTTAGAAATGAGGGCTGTACTTACTATCAGCAGAATGATTCAGCAAACTTTAAAATCTACAGACCCTACAGATGATTTTATTAGAAAATTTTGCAGTCGTGCATCTGACAAACTATGGATATACGACCAAACAGGCAGCACTACCACAGACGATATGATAGCAACATTGTATTATGGCAAACACGTTTTGGGAGTTGAAGTATTTGTGATTGACAGTCTTATGAAGATGAGTGATATATCTGAAGACAATTACGAGAAACAAAAATTGTTTATAGATAGACTTGCTACATCTTGTCGTGATTTACAAATACATATATTCTTGGTTGCACATACTCGTAAGATGGCAGATGAAACATTAGCACCGGATGCTACGCACATTTTAGGCTCAAGCCATATTCGTAATTTATGCGATAACATCCTATGTGTTTACAGATGTAAGAAGAAAGAACGTGATATTGAAAGCGGTGAAAAAACTGCTGAAGAATTAAAAGGTGTTCCTGATTGTGTGGTATATTTACAAAAACAACGTAACTATCCTGTTGAAGGCAGTTGGGGATTTTATTTTGACCAAAAAGGTTTAAGATATAAGGAGAGTCCATGACCATAAATGATTTTATCAAAGAATGTAAAAAGCTATTCGGAAATGATATAGAATACAAAGCAACTTCTAAGGACGGACAAGTATTTAAAACGAAAGGATGGAGAGATGATAAAGTGGGCACTAACCAAAGACAACTTACCCCAGCTTATAGAGAAACTAAAAACTCTTGACTTTACTAAACGCTGGCGTGTAACAGTAACAGACGCTAAACTTAACCGTAGCCTAGAACAAAACGAAAGACTATGGGAATTGTATACAAGCATAGGTCAGCATCTTGGTATTGAGAAAGACAAAATACATGAACTTATGGGATATAAGTTTTTACGATACCAAACAGAAATTGCAGGTATGCCTGTAGAACTTATAAAATCAAGTACCAAACTAACTACAAGTGAGATGACAGAATACCAACAACAGATAGAGGTATGGGGTCAGACTATGGGTTGGGGTTGGGATTATTAATGAATTATTTATCAGTTTGTAGTGGTATAGAAGCAGCAACAGTAGCATGGCATGACATGGGATGGAAGCCTATAGGATTTTCAGAAATAGAAAAATTCCCTAGTCAATTATTACAACATCATTATCCACATGTTACTAATTATGGTGACATGACAAAATTTAAGGAGTGGAATATAAATGAACCAGTCAACCTTTTGGTCGGAGGAACACCCTGTCAATCTTTTAGTGTTGCAGGCTTACGAAAAGGTCTTGAAGACCCAAGAGGAAACCTCATGCTCACCTATCTTGGAATTGCAGACCACTTTAAACCAAAATGGCTTTTATGGGAAAATGTCCCAGGTGTTCTCTCTAGTAACGGAGGAGAAGACTTTGCCTGCCTCCTCAAAGGCATGGCTGAACTCGGGTATGGGTTCGCCTACAGAGTTCTTGATGCTCAACATTTCGGAGTGCCACAAAGACGCAGACGTGTGTTCGTTGTCGGATGTCTTGGAGATTGGAGAGGTGCTGCCAAAGTATTATTTGAGTCCGAGAGCTTGCAGGGGGATATTACACCGAGCAGAGAAGAGAGGAAAGAAATTACCGCATATGTTGAAAGTAGCTTTGGACAATACCGTGAAGATAGAATTGCAGGAACTACAAAAGCAAGTGGAGGAGTTTTAGGTGGCGGTAGTGAAACATTTTTAACTCAAGCATATAACATTACTTTTTGTGATGCCAATGGTACAAGAAAAGACAGACCAAATGGTGGGTTATATGTAAATGAAACTGATACATCAAATACTTTAACTAAAGCAGGCGTTGGAACTAACGTAGTAGCTTGTGATACATATAATGGAACTATACAAGGAGATATAGTAACAACCATAACAACAACAGGCGGTGGTGTTTCATCAGGTCCATCAGTAATAGAAAATTTTTCAAACACATTAATGAATGGTTTTGATGGGTATAATTTTACATCAACAGGTCAAGTTGCTAGAACATTAAGCACAGGAGCTGATTATGGACATGTTCCAATTGCATTTAATTCTTTAAAAGTTCGCAGATTAACTCCAATGGAATGTGAAAGATTACAAGGCTTTCCGGATAATTATACTAACACTCCAACATCAAGTGACACAACTCGTTATAAAGCATTAGGTAACTCTATGGCAGTTCCTGTAATGAAATGGATAGGACAAAGAATAAATGAATTACAGAAACCCTAAACTACTTAAATTAGCAGATGGAGCAGCATGTATGATGTGCTCTATGCAAGATGGAACTGTAGTAGCTGCACATTCTAATCAGCTAAGAGATGGTAAAGGAACATCAATTAAGGCACATGATTACCGTATAGCTTTCTTATGTCATCAATGCCATCACATGATAGATAATGACAAAAGTTTAGATAAGCATGATAGAATAGCAGCATGGGAAGAAGCACACCGTAAAACTATAGGTTGGTTATTTACTAACGGACATTTGGGGGTAAAATAAATGGGTAAAGGTTCTGGAAGAAGACCATTGTTAATTTCTGAACAAGAAGCACAAGACAACTGGGACAAGATATTCAAAAAAGAAAAGAATAGTCCTGAGGTTTCACCGCACACTTATGAATACGAACTTAATAAGTCTACCGGTGATGTAGAGAAAAGATTTAAAGACGGAACATCTAAACCTAACGAAAGTCAATTTGATGGCAACTAGCCCAACGCAGTTAAGTCTTAAAAAATTACGAGAAGAAGGATACACATGTTGGATTACAGAGCATTGGAATAATTGGAGCAAGACAAGACAAGACCTTTTTGGATTTATAGATATAATTGCACTTAAAAAAAATGAAACATTAGCCATACAGACCACCACCGCTACAAACCTAAATGCGAGAGTAAAGAAGATAAGTGACCATGAAAACGTAGGTGCAGTTCGTGATGCAGGGTGGTCCATACATTGTCACGGGTGGCATCAAGACGATAAGAAGAAGTGGCATTGTAAAGTTAAGGATGTATCATGAGCAATAGAGATAAAATACTAGCTTACCTTACAGAGCCTAAAACTATAAAGGATATAGCAGCACATGTAGATGGCAATTACAATACTATTAAAAACTTGCTTGTCACCATGAAGATGGAAGGTGATATACACGCATTCAAAGATAAAGATAATAGACTTATGCACTATTACATTCCACAGCCACATCCGCTACAAGCTATATTTGGACACACAGCAAACTTCACAGAAGACCAAATAAAAGGTGTTATTAGTCATAACGCAGATGATGCTAAACATAACCTTCAGCAAAGAACTACACAAGAAACATTTGGGCAAAGCGTAGCTTATACGCTAACACAATATGATTAGTATGGAACGCTTATTATCCATCATGGATGATTGGGCTTTATGGATGAAGACGGATAATCACCGTTTAAATTATCCATCTAAAAGCATAGGCATGTCATCTGGTGGTGAGTCAACTTCAGAAGCGTTTGAAGAGATGTGTTCTGCCCAAGATATGTCTAATGTTAGAACCATACACGCTATTGTGCATAGCTTAGAACAAGGACAACAAGACGCTATCTATGCTAAATACTTAGGTGCTAAGCCACCATTAGCCTTTTATTGGCAACTAGACATGGCTTACGATAACTTACTGACAATAGCATCAAGGAGAATAAATGCTTAAATTATTACAAGGTGATTGTGTTGATATGATGAAAACGCTAGATGATAATAGTGTAGATATTATCTTAACAAGTCCTCCCTATGAAGACATATCTGGTGCTGGATATACTGCAAAAAGTAAAGATGTATTGTTTCTGAAGTTATATTCAGAATTTTTAGATAAAGTATTTGATGAGTATTACAGGGTGTTAAAACCAAATGGTCAAATATTTTGTAATATCAAAAGCAAAACATTAAACAAGACTATTAGAACTCCTCATTGGTTAGAATTTACGGATGGCTTTCAAAAGTTTAATTTTAAGTCATTTATCATTTGGAAGTATGCTGGTTCGTTTGATAGCACAAATGCTAGGTTTCATTTAGATTATGAAATTATTTATCATTTATCAAAAGGCAATGATATTTACTTGAATGAAGATTGTGGCATACATGATGCTCTTAGTTCTATTTGGTATGTTCCACATAATATATCAAAGGCAGAAAGGTTGCACCCAACTCAAATGCCATTAGCCTTAGCTGAAAGAGTATTAACAATTGCATCTAAACCTAATGATGTTATTTTGGATAATTTTATGGGTTCTGGAACTACTGGCGTTGCAGCAAAAAATAAAGGATTGGATTTTATAGGTATAGAATTAAATCCTAATAACTTTGAAATAGCTAAACAAAGGATAAACGCATAATGTTGTTGAACAGATATAGCAAAGTATGCTATAATACTACTTGTTGGACAACTCCTGTCCGTTAATAACGTAATCCCACAAAAGCCTGACCATACTCTCTCCTTGGTTGGGCTTTTTCTTTTATATGAAACTATCAATTTGCGAACAATGCGGTGAACCATTTGACTTCACCGAGTATAGCCTGTGTAATTCTTGCAGATATGACCACAGATTTATTAAGCTAAGGAAAGATAATGAAAGCCAAGACCAAAGCATCAAAAAAAATCAGCAAAGTGATGAAAGAGTTTAAAGCAGGTAAGTTGCATAGTGGTTCTAAAAAAGGTCCAGTAGTAAAATCTAAAGCTCAAGGATTGGCAATCGCACTTAGCGAAGCTGGTCTATCTAAAAAGAAAGGTAAATAATTATGCCAATGGTAAAAACAAAAAGTGGAGTTAAAGCGTTCCCTTACACAGCAAAAGGTAAAATGGAAGCTAAAGAATACGCAAAGAAAACAGGCAGCAAAATGGCTGCTAAGCCTATGAAAAAGGCAGCTAAACGTGGCAAGTAAACCAGGTCTATACGCTAACATTGCAGCCAAGAAAGCTAGAATTAAAGCTGGCTCAGGGGAACGAATGAGGAAAGTGGGTTCTAAGGGCGCACCGACTGCAATGGCATTTAAACAATCAGCAAAGACAGCTAAGAAAAAGAAATGAGTGCAGCTTGGCAAAAGAAAGCTGGTAAGAACCCTAAAGGCGGTTTAAACGCTAAGGGTCGTGCCTCTTACAATAAAGAAACAGGTGGCAATTTAAAAGCACCAGTAAAGTCAGGTGACAATCCTAGACGTGCATCATTCTTAGCTCGTATGGGTAATATGCCAGGACCAGAACGTAAACCTAATGGTGAACCAACAAGACTATTACTATCCCTAAAGGCTTGGGGTGCTTCTAGTAAAGCAGATGCAAAAGCAAAGGCAAAGAATATTAGTTCACGCAACAAAAAGAAGTAATGGTAAAACTAGATATATATGTAGGATATGATGGCAAGGTAGAACCAATTGCTTATCATAACTT